GGCCAGGTCACGACACTCGCCATCGGGCCAGATGGTGAACTGTATAACGGGCACCAGCGCTACCAACTGCTCCTGAAACGCTATGGGCCTGACTACGAAGTTGACGTGCGAATCGCATCACGCCAGCTGGACCATCGGGAGTGGCAACGCCTAACGGTTCTGCTTCACGAAGGCACCGTAGGCGAATGGGACTATGACGCACTGGCGAATTGGGAGCACGTTGACATTGACGACTTGCTAGATTGGGGCTTCGATGAAAGCACACTGGAACTAGGCGGCTTCAGCGACAATGGCGCAGAGAAGCCCGAAGACCCCGGCGCACAGATTGACAAGGCGGCAGAGCTTCAGGCGAAGTGGGAAACGGCACTCGGCCAGGTGTGGGAAGTCGGGCGGCACCGGGTCGTGTGTGGGGACTGCACACAACCAGCAATCGTTGAAGCACTGATGCAGGGCAAACAGGCTGGCGCAGTCATCACCGACCCGCCATACGGGATAGAACGGGAAGGTATCTTGAATGATGACCCGGATGGATTGCTGGCGCTCTATTCTGGCTGTCTGTCGATTCTGCCCGTTGAGAATGCTGTTATCGTTGCGTTTCAATCACCCCGGTTGTTCTATGTCTGGCTTGATGCTACAAGGCATTCCGGCTTCAAGAGTGAGCGGCTTCTGTGGATGTATAAGCCGAATGATGAAACCTATCCGTGGCGTGGATGGCTTCAGAAGTCTGAAGCCATCCACATCGGCAGTCGCGGCAAACCAGTGTGGCTTGATGTTCACCCGTATGCCCAAGATTGCTATGTCTACAAGCACACAGAAAGTCTTGGTTTCTTGCAAGGCATTCACACGTCTGTCAAGCCTCTTATGGTTGTGCAAGACCTTGTGAGCAGAATAGGGGGGTTGGTCTGCGACCCGTTTCTAGGCTCAGGAACAACGCTGATTGCTTGTGAGCGATTGCAACGGCAAGGCTTCGGAATCGAGCTATCGCCAGGTTACGTCGCAGTCACGCTAGAACGCCTGGCCGGGATGGGCCTGGAACCGAAGCTGGCTGGCACCGTGGAAGGGGGTGATTCAACCTGAGGCCGTGGGAACGTCAGCCCGATGAAGTGCTCATGTGGTTCCGAAGGTTCGAAATGTGGTTCTTGCCTTTGGGACCAGATAGGTCATTGAATGAGGCACATCGGCGTTGGCTGGTATCGAGAGGCATCGAGCGGCAGCATTCTAGGGCATCCGGTTCGTGGTCCAGGGCTTACGCTAGATGGAACTGGAGAGCACGCGCAGAAGCGTGGGATGAGCGCAACAGACAGGAGCGCATCGCAGCTGAAGAAGCCGCACGCGCCGAAATGCTATCACGCCACACGAAGATTGGCCGGGCGCTCCAAGAAGTCGCAGCCGAACGTCTCAAGCAAGTCAGACAGCAACTTCAAGACCTGGAGCCAGCACAGGTGCGCCTCTGGCTTGAGACTGGCATCAAGATTGAACGCTCGGCGCGGGGGATGCCCGACCACCTTCTTGCCATCTCGCGAATGACGGAAGACCAACTACTTGACGAATATGAACGTCTCAGGGGCCAGCTTGGATTTGGCGACGACGCGGAAGTTTCTGGCAGTCAGCCAGGAGATGAAGCGGCGCGGCCTTCCACTCCCACACCAACAGACGCAAGTTGACGTCTACGAGCGCTTCCAGAAGCGCTATTGGGCTGACCCTGCTGGCTTCGTCGCCAACTGCATCAACTGGCCTTCGGGCCAGTCCCCCGCTCCCTACCAGCTGGAAGTCTTGCAGATGCTTGTGGACCATCGGCGTGTCTCGGTGCGCGGACCTCACGGTTTGGGAAAGACGACCGTGGCCGCAATGTCAATTCTCTGGTTCGCGCTCACACGCGATGGCCGCGACTGGAAGATAGCGACCACGGCTTCGGCGTGGGTGCAGCTGGCGTCCTACCTCTGGCCCGAAGTCTTCAAGTGGATGCGTCGCCTCAAGTGGACGTCAATCGGTCGGGCACCGTTCAATCACCGCGAAGCCCTGCAACGCGGCCTGAAGCTGGACACCGGGCTTGCACTTTCACTGGCTCCCGCAGACTGCAATCGCATGGAAGGTGCCCATGCCGCACACCTGCTCTACATCTTCGATGAGGCCAAGATTATCCCCCCGGCGACGTGGGACGCGACCGAAGGCGCGTTCTCAACGGGTGACGCGATGGGCCTGGCAATCTCCACACCAGGCGAACCATCGGGTCGCTTCTACGACATTCATGCGCGGCGTCCAGGTTATGAAGATTGGCAAGTGATTCACGTCACCAAGGACGATGCGATTTCAGCAGGGATGATGAATCCCGAATGGGCCGAACAACGCAAGCTCCAATGGGGCGAAGGAAGCGCGGTCTATCAGAATCGGGTCGAAGGGGAGTTCGCAGCCCAATCAGCTGATGGCGTCATTCCGCTGGCGTGGGTGGAGCTTGCGAACCAGCGCTGGCTCCAATTGCAAGCTGACCGGAAACTTGAGGCCGAAGACCAGGAGATGGTGGGCGTGGACGTTGGCCGCACCGGGGACAAGACGGTTATTGCCCGGCGCTTCGGCAAGCACGTCATCGTGGACTTGCGGCGTTTCGGCAACCTATCGACAATGCAGACGGTGGCCCAAGTTCAGGCGGCGCTCACGCACGGCGGCAAGGCAACAGTGGACGTCATCGGCATCGGCGCTGGCGTCTTCGATAGACTGCGTGAACTTGGCCTGGACGTTGCCCCCTTCGGCGCTGGCGAACGCACCAGCAAGCGCGACCGCTCGGGTGAGTGGGGCTTCGAGAACAAACGCGCCGCATCCTGGTGGAACCTACGTGAGCTTCTTGACCCGGAGCTAGGCGAACCAATCGCGCTGCCCCCTGACGACATGCTCACAGGCGACTTGGTGGCTGTACGCTGGCGCGAGAAGAGTGGCAACGTCATCGGGCTGGAAAGCAAGGACGCTATCAAGGCCCGACTTCAAAGGAGTCCAGATGACGGTGATGCTGTGGTGATGGCATTCTGGAAGGACTATCGCGGCATTCCGTTTGGATAGGTGACTATCAATGGCGAACCGTTCAGCATACCCAATCCGCGACCGTGTTTCAATGGCTCTGCGACTCCTTACTGGTCGGCCTCTGGCAACGAAACAACCCGCCTTCGGGCGGCACTCGCGCTTCTGGCCTGACGCTGCCACTCGCGGCGAGAAGATGATGGTGTGGCCCGACTACCGGACAGGCCACGCCGCCTGGCAGCTGATTGACTTCGAGACTTACGTTGAAGAAGGCTTCCAGGCGAACAGCATTATCTATTCGACCATCATGTACAAGGGGCGGTCGCTGATGCAGGTGCCGCTCCGGGCCTACACAGGCGACGCGGACTCCCCCGAGCCGCTATCCATCGACGACCCGCTGGCGCAGCTGTGCGCCAGGCCGAACTTCCATCAGTCCTTCCCCGAGATGTTCTTGCTGGCCCAAATCTACCTGAACATCGCTGGCAACTGCTACTTCGTGTTGGACCGCCCGAAGCGCGGCGGGATGCCCAACAACATCTTCTGCTTGCGGCCTGACCGAATGTACATCATCCCGAAGGCCGACAAGAGCGACCTCATCGGCTACGTCTACACGCCTGAAGGCAAGACGGTCACAGAAGGTGTGCCGATACTTCCTGAAGACGTGATGCACGTCAAGCTGCCGAACCCGGGCGACCCGCTGGAAGGGATGGGCTACGGCATGTCGCCCATCGCGCCAATGGCACGGTCGGCAGACGTGGACAACGCAATCACGAACTTCCTCAAGCTGTTCTTCGACCACGGAGTTATGGTGCCGGGCATCCTGAGCGTCGAACACGAACTGGACGACAACGTGATTGCACGCATCCGAGAGCGCTGGAAGGAAATCTACGGGGGCCATGAGAATTGGGCCGAAGAAATCGGCGTGATGGGCCGTGGCACCAAGTACCAGCGCATCGGCCTCAACTTCACAGAAATGGGCTTCGAGAACTTGGACAAGCGGAACGAAGCTCGAATCATGGGGCCGTTCGGCGTGCCACCTGAGTTGATACCGTCCCTGCTCGGCACGCAGTCTTCGACCTACGACAACAAGACCTTGGCCCGGCGTCAGTGTTGGGAAGACACGCTGGTCCCCGAGTTGATGCTGTTCGAGAAGGAACTGCAATACTACTTGCACACCGACTATGGCGGGTGGGTGCAGTTCGACTTGTCCAGCGTGCCAGCGTTGC